GGCACAGCAAGAGATGGATGCGTTGGTGGTGCAGATTCGTGAGTGCATGGTGTATCAAAGCCCTCCTGAGATGGGCGCACTGTACTCAGAGGTCTTTAGCATGAAGGACAAGATTGATGAGGAGCAAACTCAGGCAAGGTTGAAGCAAGAGGCGACTAAGAGGCAAGAGGCATGGCTACGCAAAGAGGAGGAAAGAAACCTACAAGCAAAGCTAGCGGCAGTGGTGGTGACTTTTATATTCCTCCTTTACCTGTGGATGTGGTTCGTGTTCGTAAGCCATTGGGGGAAGAAGTGATGGGTTGGATTGCGGCTTGCGTACTGATTGCTTTGTTGTTGCCTTTGATGGCATTTCTTTATCTTGACATCTTGGAGACTAAGAATGAGGCTAAGGCTCAGGTTGAAAAGGTTGAGAAGTTGAGAAGACAAGTTGAACAAAAAGATAGGGAGAAAGAGAAATGAACATCTATTGCATTTGGGGTTTGTCAATACTGTTGGTTTTGCTAACAGGTTGCGATGACAAGTTTAGGTATCCTTGCCAAGACCCTCGCAATTGGGATAATTTGGAGTGCAAGCCCCCTGTTTGTGTTGCGACTGGCACTTGTCCAGAGCAACTTGTTAAACCTGAAGCGGAGAAAAAATAATGCCTACAGTTGGATACAAGCCTAGCACTCGCATGACTGCTGAAGAAATTGAGGTAAGGATTTGGGCAATGGTGATATTTGCCTTGTTAATCATTTTGGTGGGTTCTATGGGTATGTTCTTGTACTCTGTGACCTATGTGACTCAGCCAATGTCAGGCATGGCTCCGATTGACAAGGTTTATACACAGCAAATCAGCACCATTATGGTGTTTGTGACTGGTGTTTTGGGTGGTGTGGCTGGTCGTTCTGCTGTTTCAGCCAGTGCCAAGGCAATTGCCAAGGCTGATGCTGACGCTGACAGCGACCCAAAGTTAGAAGCCAAAGAATGAGTATATTGAACCCGTATGTGCTTCTTGGCATCTTAGTGGCGATGCTGAGTGCCTATGGCGGTGGTTATTACAAGGGTGGGCAAGACGAGTTTGCCAAACAGCAGATGGAGATTGCCCGACTGAACCAAGAAGCTAGGCAAAAGGAACAGGCACTGGTGACAGCGGTGCAAAAGCAAGCAACTGAACTGGTAAAGGCAAACAAGAATGCAAAAATTGTTATTCAAAAGCGTGATTCTGACATTAACTCTGGTGCTCTCAGGTTGCGGATTCCTGTCAAAACGCCCTCCTGCCCAACCTTACCAACCGCCTCAGATGCCCCCGTTGCCGAGCGATCTGACCCCCCAACAGCCGAACTTCAGCCAGAGGTTGCTAGAGATATTCTCGCCATCACAGACGAAGCCGACCTCACCGCCAGAAAGCTCAACGCCTGTATCGCAACCTATAACCAAGTCAGAGAGATGATTAACCAGAAGGAGAGCAAATGAACAGTGAACAGTTAGCCAAAGCATTAAAGATAACGCCTATCAAGGCAGAGGAGTGGATAGATGCAATCAATGAAACTTTTGATCGTTTCGACATATCAACACCTGAGAGACAGGCTTGTTTCTTGGGGCAATGCGCTCATGAAAGCGGTGGATTCACTGCTCTCAAAGAAAACCTGAACTATTCTGCTGAAGGATTGACTAAGGTTTGGCCTAAGCGGTTCCCATCTTTGGATGTGGCGCAACCTTATCACCGCAATCCTGAGAAGATTGCCAACAAGGTCTACGCTGATCGTATGGGCAATGGAAACGAAGCCTCTGGAGAAGGGTTTAAGTACCGTGGAAGGGGTTTGATTCAGTTGACTGGCAAAGACAACTACAGAGCTTGTGGAGAGGCTTTGGGAGTGGATTTGTTGGAAGACCCTGACTTGGTGTCGAGATCGCCACAATATGCGGCTTTGGCGGCAGGGTGGTTTTGGGACAAGAATAAGCTGAATCAGTTTGCCGATTCCAACGATATGACGGGTTTGACCAAGAGAATCAATGGCGGTACACATGGTTTGGATGACAGGGTTGCCCGAACCCAGACTGCCATTGATGTTCTGATGGCTTAATCGTCAAAGAAGTGGAGGAAGACCCATACGCCAAGTATGAGTACTCCTCCACCAATTGCCAAAAGTGTGATTATGTTAAGTACATTTTCAATCATCTTGGCTCTCCAATCATCTGTTTTGTGTTGAATAAGTCCTTGTACTGAGGATACTTAGCTTGCCAGAGTCGGGCATAAAAAGCAATGTAGTCGTTGCTGATTTTGAAGTCTGAACCTGTTGTGACTATGGTGACTTCCCACCTGATTCTATTGATTATCAGCCAGTGACTGACCTTTTTGCGCCCTAGTCCTACTGCTTCTAGGGCAAACTTCTCAAAATACTGCCAAACCTGTGGATTCTCTTTATGCCAATCCCACCAGATTTGTTTGCGTTTTTCAAAACTCAAAGTCATATTAACTCCTATCAAAGTTAGTGTTCACTCACATTGTCGTCTCTCCGACTGTCACCGCCTCAGTATATTCACCCTGCGGTTGGATGGCTTGGATAATCTACAACTCAAATTCTTAGGGGTCGCTGTAGATTACACATATACAAGATGTCGATGATTACCCCTTTTTATCAAAACGGAATATCGTCATCCATGTCCTCAATCTTGGCTTTAGGCTTGCTTTGAGGCTGTGGTTGGTCTTCTTTAGGGCTGACTGCTAGTCCCATGAACTTGCCGTTCTTGCCCTCTTTAATCCATCCAGAAATCCAATAATCTTTCCCATCAACCCTAATGTTTCCTTTATAATTAGGATGTGATTCTTTTTCCCTTTTGTCATTAGCAAAAAGTACTCCACTATTGTCGCGCTGTTCCATATTTACACCTTAATTTCATTGAGTTTTTTCACTTTGTCATCCACTTCTTTGAGAAACTGGACAACCTCACTTTCCAGTTCTGCAATGTAAACATCATTGCGCTGGATTCTTTGGACAAACAGTTGTAAGTGTGCTGGCATTCGTGGGTCGAAACTCACAAAGTCACACCAACTTCTCTTTGCACACGCCATTTGCCACTGCATTTGGTCGTAATACTTCTTTGCTGGCTCGTTACCAAGAATAGTTTCAATGTGTGTGGCGGTGTTCGGACACTTGATTTCTAAGCATCCATCGTCACTAATTAAGCCATCAGGGGAGGCGGCAGACATGGCAATCCTTGGATGGTCAATAGCACCTACCTGATCGACTGTATTGCCTGTTTTGACCTCGTATGCGGCTCTGGCAAAGGGTTCGTTCTCGACACCCCACTCCATAGCGGCATTTGAGTAAGACTCTCCGACTTGGTTAGTCATGCGCTCGACTACCAACTGTGCCATGTAGTTTGCTCTGCTTGTGCTGTAACCCGTCTTAGTCTTGGCAACAATGTCAGAGATACGAGAAGCAGTGGCTTTCCCACAACGCTGTGCAAACCATTCAGGCGATTGTTGAACAATATCGCTCATGCTTCCTCCCTTGCGGCAAGCATTGCGTCTGCCATTTCGTAAGACCAATCAGCAACTAAAATACAAGTTTCCAATTGTGAAAATCCCTCACTTGAGCCAAATCGCTGCAAATAAATTGGCATAGCCTTTGCCGCAAAGTAGTCACGCAATGTCATGCCGTTGAAGTGGGTTAGTTCTTCTGGTCGGTCAACAATCAAAACTGGAAATGCTGGTGGGTTGTTCATTTCAATGCTCCTTTACGCTTTTCTTTTGCATCAATCACTTTTTTCTGCCAAGTCTTATCAGAACCGCAAGCACTGTAAGCAGTGGTGTAAACATCTTTCAACTCCTCAATGGTGGATGCCGCTTCAATAGCCGCTAAATGGTCAATCATGCTGTTGACATCTATGTCTGAACCCTCACCTTCAGGCAAGTCTTCTCCAGCATAGATATACAGACCCAAACCATGTAATGACAGTGCTTTGGTCATGCAACGCATGATGGCGGTGTTGACTGCAAATGCGTCAGGATTGAGAATTGCTTTGTTGCGGAAGTCCATTACTGGAAGTTGGCAAGTCACTGGTTTGCGAAACATTGTGACTGTGACGAACACCATTGCAGTGCCGTTTATATCCATGTAACACTTGTCGTTAAACATTTCAACTCTGAAAGTGGCATCTTCATCAGCTTTGAGTGCTTCTGCCCATGCCCACGCCCATGAAAGATATGTCAAATTGCCTTTTTTCTCAGTGTGATTATTAACATTTGCTGACAGCATCTTGTTGATTGCTTCTTTTCTGTCAACCAAATTACCCACTGTTAACACCTTTTCTTGATTCATTCCTTGACTCCCATTACATCGTTAAAAATATCTATCGCCTCTTGATTAACTGACCACATTGCCAACAGCGTCAAATCGCTGTGTATCTGAGCAATATCGTTATTGAACCCTACGAATTTTTTGTGTAGGCACTTGTCCTCCAGACTCTTTGTCGTTCGTTCTATCCGCATTAGGATTGTTGAATAATCCAGCATTGTTTACTCCTGTTGAATGCTTCTTCCATGTATCCTGAACATTTGTCAGGGCTGAGTTCACATACCCGAATGTTGGGTCGGTGATGAGTTTGGATGGCATAACCACCCGTTGCGTCTTAGGTTGTTCTTTCACTCGCCTAGCCGCCCTTTTGAGCAATCTCTGACGCTCTTTCAAACTGAGTGTAGGTGTCCAAATCTGAAAATAAGATAAAAACCGAGTCATCGCAACATTGATCTGTTGGATTGCGAGGTTTAATGCAGAACGCACAGTAATACTCATTGGAATGCTCCTCAATGATTCTCTCTAAATTCAGCTTAGTTTTCATTGCTGGCCTCGCTGGTGTAAGGGTTGATTTTAGGCAATTTAGGCTTGTTGTGTTCAATAGCCTCACGAGCCAATTCTGCTCGGTAATAACGCCAGAGATTAAGTTCTTCTTCACTATCAACCCAACGAGTCAATGGAATTTCTAATGCTGTTTGTGCAAGTCGTTCTGCTTTGAGTTCAACTCTTGACCGAACCATGTCTGCAACATCAGCCCATGCGTTTGATTGGATTGCTTCAACGATAGCTTGACTATCGCATATTGCATCTGCAACATCTGAGGGGTTCAGGTCTTGCAGTGCCATCCATTTTTCTCTCTCAAAATCCATAATTCACTCCTGTTAAAAAACCTATCAATGTGTGTATTCTGTCAGACATTATCATAATTGATATAGGGAATTTCCCTAATGCACTTATGAAGGTCTGCAAGAGACTTGTTAGTGAACACTTTGCCGCAACCCAAGCAAATCCAAGCAATTCCCATCTTGACTTCGGTTCTGCGCTTACCGCTTTCACCTCTTTGTCTACCAAAGAATGTCCTGATTTGCTGAATCATTTTTTGTTGGATAAGGCTTTGGAGTAGATAAAGACTTGGTTTTGCTCATGGATTCCTCGCTTGTCCTGCTTGCGTTTGGCAAACTCCTCACCCTGTTTGAAGCGTTTCATCTTCTCGTCACTCAGCCAAACAGATGGTTGACCCTTGTAGTTGAATGCGTTTGTCAAGTATTTTTCTCCTTGAGTTTGGATTCAATGGCTCTAACAAAACTTACTGTGTTATGTGTACCCCTAACAATTTCTGAAATATCCTCATCCGTCAGTCCCTGCCATGTGCGTTGTGGTGGTGCTTGCATAGAGTATTGACATACACACCCTTGCAATATGCTTGAGTGACCACCCTCTACCTTTCCGCAGTTTGGACAAGTTTTCATGTTTGTTTTCTTTGCTTTATATGCGGTACAAGTAAGAACAGTTAGTTTTTGTTTTGCTACTTGTTTAGCGCAACTGGTTTTTTGACACTTTTGGCAGTTAATCAAGTGTTCTTCTCCTTCAGCTTTTCCTCTGCCCACCACACTGCTGACTGCCATGCTTGCTCAGTTACCCAAGATTCTTTACAGCCCTGTGCAATCTCCTCATCCGTCAGCCCTACCCATGTGCGCTGTGGCAATGTGCAAGTGTGAATGCTGTCAATGCCGCCCAATCGCTTCCCACATCGTGCGCAAAAGTTCTGCTCTTGTGTCATCGCTTCATTCCTCTGATAAAAATTCCAAATGAACTCAGTGTGTCATTACCAAACCCTTGCATCTTCTCAATCTCGACTGCTACTTGTTCAAGAATGTCGTTTCTGAGTTCGTCATAGACTTGTTGTTGTGTCTTCCATTCAGACATAGATTCCTCGCTTTTCACAGACGGTTGCATAGTTTTTTGCCTTTCTTTTGTGAAGCCTGATACACGCCTTCAAGAGACTTTTCTTCTTGCTGATGACTTGGATGCTCTGTGATTGTGGTGATGGTGTCAAAACATGATTTATACCCACCAGCAGGGCAACAATGAATGCTAGGCGCACAAAGGCTTCAGAGAATGTCATCATTGTCATTCTCCTCAATCAAGCGCACAATTTTGGCAAAGTCAAAACTAGAGAGTTCGTCAGTAATGTCAACCCACTTGCTATCAACTAGCTTTTGCAGTTCAAACTCATATTTTTTGTAGAGTCCTTCTTTGGGGCTGTAATCTGGGTCGTATGACCATTTAACCCTCAAGTCCCATTCAGACTCAGGAAGCTGTAAGTCTCTGAGTTCATCTAAACAAAGATCGAATTTCATTTACGCCTTTCAGTTGTTGAATGGATAATGTGCAACACTATTATTCTGTTGTACACTAGGACATACCCTTA